GACATAACTTAGTAAATCCCTTTAAAAAGGTCGTTGAGAATTGACCTCTACTGATAGAATTAAATATGAAATTGGCAATTTTATATATTTAGGAGTTTAAGTGTCAGAAAATTTTGATATTAAGTCAATAGACTTAGAGATTAAAGATGATGGAAAAGGCGAAGTCGCTGCAGTTTTTTCAGTCTTCGATAAAGTAGATTCAGATGGCGACATAGTAAAGTCAGGCTCAATTAAATCAGGTTTTAAATCAGGTGATGTGCCTATGGTATGGGCTCATAAATGGGATATGCCAATTGGTAAAGGTCAAATCATACAAGATGATGATAAAGCGACATTTAAAGGTGAGTTCTTTATGGACACAGAGTCTGGAAAAGAAGCTTACAACTTAGTAAAAGCAATGGGCGATTTACAACAATGGTCTTTTGGTTTTAAAGTAGATGATTCCGAATATGGAAAAATACAAAAAGACGGTAGTGATGATGAAGAAAGTGTTAGATACCTTAAAGGTCTAACTGTTTACGAAGTATCACCAGTTCTTGTTGGTGCTAATCAAGAAACATACACAATGGCTATTAAGTCTAATAACGAATTAGTAGAACAAATTGCAGAAGCAAAAGCTGTAATGACTACAGGAAGTATGAATCAACCAGATCCAGAAGAAGAAGCTCCTGCAGAAGAAATTCCCGCAGAAGAAGCTCCTGTAGAAGAAGCTCCAGCTGAAGAAGCTGAAGTTGAAGAAGCTCCAGCTGAAGAAAATTCTGAAGAAGAAATAGAAATAGATACGGAATTTGAAGAGGTTGAAGAAGAAAAAGAATTAAAAGTTTCAGAAGAAGTCACTAAGACTTTTTCGGAAGAGGTTAAAGATGTGCTTGCTGCATTGGATGACCTTATAACTAGAGCGAAAGCAATTTCGCATCTCCGTCAAAAAGACGGTAGAAAGTTAGGCGCAAAAGCTACTGAAGCACTTCGCACGGTTCAGGACGATCTTAGCGATGCTTGGGCAGAATTAGATTCATTTGTCGATGAGTTCGGTAATGAAGCTGTTTTAGAGTCAGAAGTAGAAGAGCAACCAACTGATGATAGTGAAACCGATGAGAATAACGGTGTAGTCGAAGAAGCTATCAATGATGAAGTCGAAGAAGAAATTCTAGACGACAACAGTTCTGAGGAAGAAGAAACTGAAGAGACTCCTGTCTCGGAAGTGTCCGAAGAATCAGAGGATAACAGCGAATCAACTGACGAAGATTTTGACGCTGAATGGGTCGAAGGTCAAAGGCTTATAGCCGAGACTGTAGACATAGAAGTATAAGTAATTTATCATAGGAGATAATAGTGAGTAAAGTAGACAATCTTAAAGAACAGATTGTAAAGTCTCGTGAAGAGCTTAAGAATATATTCGATGGCGCAGACGAAAACGGTAAATATACTGCTGATCAAAAAGAAAGTATTGCGAAAGCAAATACTGACTTAGCAGATATGGTTGACGATCTCAAAATCGAAGAATCAAAAGCTAAAAACGAGAAAGCTCTTGAAATAGATAAAGAACCTGTAAACGAAATGCCTGTTCCACCAGCAGAAGCTCCAAAAGCTTTTAAAACAATTGGTGAACAACTTACTGATTCAGATGCTTATAAAGCATACAAGAATCAAGGAGTAAAAGGTGTTGACTCAAAAGGTGATTTTAATCCATACGAGTTTAAAACAACTTTGAACACAACTGGTTATCCGCCAGAATCTCTCAGAGCTCCGGGCATCTTAGAAACTGCTTTAAGAGATCCAGATAGCGTTATCGGATTGTTTGATCAAATTCAAACAAACCAGAATGCATATGTGTATCTTGAAGAAACAACTTTCACAGATAACTCAGGTGCTATCGCAGAAGCTGGAGATATTTCTTCAGCAAACGAGAGCGCATTAGCGTTCACTGAGAGAACAGAATCCATCAGAAAAATGGCAACATTCTTGCCAGTAACTGATGAATTATTAGCAGATGTAGCAGGTGTACAAGGTTATGTAAACTCTCGTCTCTCAACAATGATGAAGCTAAATATGGACGACCAAATCATTAATGGTTCTGGTTCAGCTCCAAACTTGACAGGTATCTTGAATAAATCTGGGCTTCCCGGATTTAACTATTCGAACTATTCAGGAGAACTAGCAAGACTTGGACAAATTTACCAAGCCATTACTGAAATTAGAAAAGGCGCATTCACAGAAGCAGACGCTATTGTGATGCATCCTTCAGATTGGTACCAAATTGTCACATCCGTGGCAGATATCGCAACCACAACAAGTGGTGCTGCAGCTAAGAATCCTTTATTCGTAGTCGCAGGCGGATTTGGTGCTGACGCTGCTCCAAGACTTTGGGGTCTAAAAGTTGTTCCATCCACAGTAATAGCCGAAGGTACTGCATTAGTCGGTAAATTCGGTGGTGGTGACGCTGCACATTTAGTAATGAGACAAGGTGTTGATCTTGCTGTTTCTGATAGCCATAGTGATTTCTTTGCGAAGAATCAACTAGCAATCAGATTAACAATGAGAATGGGTTTCCCTATTTACAAAGCAACAGCATTCTGTAAAATAACAAACGTCTAAAGTTTGTTATCAGTTTTAGTAAAAGCGGTAGATTTATCTACCGCTTTACTATTTAAGAATTAGGTATATGAGGTAATATAAAGATATGTTCACAGTAGTAGAAAAAAATATTTGGAAGCTTCCAGACGGTAAAATCTGGGAAGGCGATCCAGCAGACTTGCCAGTAAGCCAAGCTGATTTAATTGCACACAAGGGTAGAGAATATCCTACTGAGTGGTTAAAAGAGCAAGGCTGGGGTAAAAAAGCTGAGTCTAAAAAAGATGCTCCCAAAAAGTCAATAGAAAACAAGGCTGTAAAGCCAAAAGACACAGAAGACAAGTAAGGAGTCTCAATGGCTCTTTGTAGTGTGTCTGATGTAGAATCAGTAATTCAAATTGATTATTCATCAACATTAGAATCAGACATTACAAATGTCTATATTCCATATGTTGATTCAGCTATCAAAAGATTTCTAGGGTTTGACCCAGAATATAATTCATCAATTACAGAAAACTTTGATGGCAAAGAAAGAACTCATTTATTTTTAAAAGTAGTTCCTGTCGTTTCAATTACTTCAGTAGTTGAAGATGGTTTCACATTAGCTCTAGGAAACGATAAAGATTATGTCGCTTACTTAGAAGAAGGTTATTTAGTAAAAACTTCCAAATCTAGATGGTCTGATGCTCGTATGCAAAATGTCACAGTAGTTTATGCAGGAGGTTTTCAAACCATTCCTGAAGTTATGAGGTTTACTTCTGCTAGGTGTGTAGCTCGATTATTAAACAATAACTTAATGCTATCTTCATTGCAGAAAAAAACAGAAATAGAATCACATAAATCAGATAGCGGTAATGATGGTAATTTTTATAATGTTCAAAGTGAAAGTGTAGGAGATTTAAGTTTGTCTTACGGAGATCCTTTATCAACTTCTTTAGGACCAGTATTAAGTGCTTTCGACATAACAGCTCTTATGCCTTATAAAAGGATATTTTTCGAGTAATAAAGAATAGGAGGAAAAATGCCAAATAGAATAGCGCCAACAGTAGAAGAAGCTAGAGATTTATTTTTAAACGATCCCCATAAAAAGTTATCTTTATGGGCTCAAGAGTGGGGCGTTTCAGATGAAAGAGTTAGGCAACTAAGAGAACAAGCAGGTATTGCGCCTAGATCAGCTTACAATTCAGAAATAGCACAAATAGTTTTAGACCGAATTGCTGAAGGAAAGGGCTCTTTAACTACTTCAAAAACTTATGAAGAACTTCCTATAGGATATGAAAGATTTAAGGCTTGGATGAAAGATAATCCAGAGCTTGTAGAGAGAGTAAACAAAGCAAAAGAAGAATCTGATAAATTATCTTGGAATCCTACTTGGAAAAAATGTTTAGAATGCGGAGAAGAAAAAGACGTTAATAATTTTGAAAAATCTCAAAAATATAAAAGTGGTTATACTTTATATTGCAAAGATTGCCTAATAGGTCTTAGAGATCAAACTCATCAATATAAAGAAACTCTTAAATCAGATGAAAATAGTAAAGTTTGTTTAGTTTGTCAAAAAGAAAAACCATTAAACAAATTTAATAAATCTAAAAGAGAAAAGAATAAAAGAGAATCTATTTGTTCATTGTGTCATAGAAAATCAAATAGAGAAAAAACTTCTTAATAGTTTTGTATATAGCTAACACATAAGGTAAAATAAGAACTGGTTATAAATGATCTCAGGTAATTAACCGTTACCTTCAAGAACATAAGTAGCCTCCTTAATTGATTGCTTAAAAGCTGGGTGTAAAAACCCGGCTTTTTGCATTATGTGCCTATACTTATTTTATGGCAGATGACAGAATGACAAAGCTTAGATTGTTCGCTTTTATTAGAGCAAAGAATCAATGTGAATGGGCTGATTGTAATTCAAGGTCTCAACTACAACTTGCACACATACACGGCAAAGGTATGGGTGGCAATGAAGGTAGAAAGTATGATCCTGAAAACGTTGCTGTCTTATGTATGACACATCACGATATTTATGATGGTCGCAAACAACAGGGCAGCTCTTATGCTATAAGAATGTTGCTAACTGCTTACTTGAAAGGAAAGTGGAATGAATCAGGAACAGAAGATACAAGAAGTAATTAGATATATACAGGATGCTAATCCTGAAGCAGAAATGCTAGATGGACACGATAACGCAATACTAGGTGTTGCAGCTGTTCCTAAATTAGGTGAGTGTGTTGCTTATTCATCAGCAATTATTGTTAACAATTTATTTAGTGAATATATAGACGACAAAAGTATTGATTGGGAAGATGAAGAAACTACTGGTATGGGCAAAAATGATCAAGCTTGGCAAATGGCTTTAGATTTTTATGGTCACAGTATCTATTCTGTATCTTATGGGGAATATGGACCTATCTTCATAGACGATTTCTTCTAATCGGTTAGGTATATAAGCTATGATACTTATATGGCACTCAATGACAACTTATTTCACAGCACAGTAACAATAGAAAGACACGCAGCTTCTGGTGTAGATGATAGAGGTAACTTAACTTCAGATTGGACATCCAATCAAGCAGATGTTAAATGTAGAATAATTAGCAACGGTACCGCAGAAGATAGAGACGGTAGAAATACAATAGTAGAATCTATCACTATTTATTTCGATGACACTGTAAACGTAAAGGCTAATGACAGAATCAAGGAAGGCACAAAGTATTATGAAATTTCTGGTGTCAATAGTAGAACAGATGCAAAAGGAGAACTTTGCTATACAATTATAGACTGCCTTTATAGAGAATAACTATGGGTTTAGGTGGCTTACCGGTAACGGACAATCCAGATAGAGACCTTACAGGTTATTCTAGAGCTAATAAAGTATCTTCATTAGTTAGAACATTATCTAGAACTGCGGGTTTTGCTATATCTTTGGCACCTAAGAGATTAGGTAATGTTAGAAGGCAAAGAGCTAATATACTTTCAGCTAACAGAGCTGTTCGAGATATTAATGCTCTAGCAAATGGAAAAGTAAAACAACGTGTAATTAATCGTGCTCTAGGTAAAGCTGGTGGTTTAGCCGTAAACGCAGTATTACCAGCAACTAACAACATTGCCTTACGTTTTGTTCGAGCAAGAGTTGGTAGCTATATGAATAAAAGGTTCCACACTAAATTAAAAAAAGGTGGAATATTGGAAATCTTCGGTCCTAAAGCAACAAATAATATAAAACAACAATTGTTTAGCGTAAAGGGAGAAGGAAATGTCTTTCAAATGATACATAGAAGTTTATTAGTTGCATTAAAAGCTACTGCTCCAAGAACTGAATTTACTATGAACATAAATAACAAAATTGTTCAATTTGGTCCAAACAACTTAGCTGACTCTGTTTTTATGAGAGATCCTGTAATAAATCCAAGAAAAGGTGTTTTAGGAGAATGGAGAGTTTCAGTAGGTGGTAGTAATCCTACAACTAATGTTGCAGATAAAGCTCCTTATGTTTGGATAGCTCAATATGGAGGTATTTTATTTAATCCTCAAACTGGTCAAAATGATGCATTTTATGCACCAACATTTTTCGCTACTAAAGCAGTTGAGTCTGTAGCTAAACTTTATAGACCTGTAATCAAAAAAGTTGCACAAATTATAGACCCTGTAGGAATGGGTAGATTATCTGGTAAGGAAATGGTTAAAACAACTTTTAATGCTAGAGAAAAAACAATGCATAAAATTTGGCTTAAAGATAGTGGTGAGAGAGCTAAGAAAGATGAAGAAATTGGAAAAAATAAAAGACGTACTAAAAAAGTTAGCAGTCGATATGAAGGTCAAGATGGTATGGAAATGACAAGCAAACTTGGTCTGGCGTATGAAGAAGGTATTGAAGCTGGTGCTGAAGCAACTATGGAATATTTATATGGTGGTAGATTAGCAGATGTAAAAACAACATTTCAAACAGCAGAATATAAGCGTAGAAAAAAAGGTGGTAAAAATAAAACTAGAACTGTTAAAGGTTCTAAACGAACTATAAAATCCAAACAAAATATAGGTGTACAATCAACAGGAACACAAGTAAGAATTATTGCAGATATGCGAGAGTTGAAAGCTAAAGATAGAAGTAAATCTAGATATTTAGTAGGTCAAAATAATAGATATAAATCATCAGTTTTAGAACCTTCAAAAGTAAAAATTAGAAGAGAACAAGTATTTGATTTAGGAGAAATAAAGCTAGATGAAAGTACTAGAGCTTTGTTAAAAGATGCTAGAGAGAAAGGAATTATAGCTTTTAAATTTAATGGAAATAAAATACAAAATGCAACTATAAAAGATGTAGATCGATTTATAGAACATTTTGATATAAATACAAAAACAGGAAGCATTTTAAAAACTGACACAAATGCAGGTATTAGAGGTAATGCAAGTCATACAAGTAAAATTAGAGAAAACATAGAACAAAATTTAACACCTTCTCAAATTAAAGAAATAAATATGGAAGCTACTGAACGAGTAATGAAACAAAACTTTGCTACAGGTAAAATTAATAAGCTTTCTATAGATAAAACTGGTAGAGTACACGCGGATGTTGCATATGCAAATGAACCTGAATTAATTACAATAAAAGCTGAAATTAAAAAACTAGAAAATGAATTAAGAGTATTAGAAAAAGCTAAAAAGGAATTAAAAGGAATGAACTCAACAGCAGCAGTTTCAAGTGTAGGAAGTGATGCAAAATATGGTTACATAAAACAACTACAAGCTCAAGGAAACTACACAGAATATGACGGTAAAATAGTTCTAGGTATTAAAGATAAAGGTGCCACATATACAAGACCTTATATAGATAACGGTAGAACTTATACAGAAGATAATGTAAAAGCATTACTTTCTGGTAGTAAGACTAGAAAAGTTAAAGATAGACGACCAGAAGGTGGAGAAATAGATCAAAGAATCCATAAAATTAAAAAAAGGTTATTTGGTGTTGCAGAAGATAAAGATAGAAATAATCCTACTAAAACAAGTTTATATGGAAAACAGGATTTGCTACTACACACAAGAATGGGATTTGAGCAAGACACATTAAAAGGATCCATAATGGGTCAAAGAACAAAAATTACTCAAGAATTAATTGAACGAGAAACTGCAAAACAAATAGGTGGCGATTACTTTCAACCAGTTATGGTTAGTGGAACAAGTAGAAAAATTAAATCTGTATCTAGACAAAGTGAAACTGCTGCCGGTGCTGCAAGAATGCCTACTAAAGGTAGCAAAGGTATGACTAACTTAAGTTTTAAAATAGATAAATCACAAGCAGCGTTAGCAGACACTAGAGGACTTGGAAAATATGTAGTAGAAGTACATTCAAGCAGTGTTACTCCTATAGGTTCAAAAGCAGGTAAATCTGCAATTAAAAAAATTAATCCTACAAATGTAGAATTTAAAGGTAAAAACATTATTGAATTAACTTATACAGACCCATCATTACCTACAGCTCAAATGACATTAAGAGCTGGTATAAAAGGTGGTAAGTTAAATAAAAAAGGTATAAGTTTACAAGCTACTGGCGGAGGAAAAGTACAAAACGTTACAGCGAATAGAGGACAGAATGTAGTGTTTATTGAAGATGGTGATACTGGACAATTAAGAGTATCTAGAAAAGGTGAAAACATTGCAGCAGATAAAAAACGTGTTTATGGTATTGCTGATGGTCAACATAACAAAGGAAGATTAAATAGTAATGAAATCAGATATTTAAGAGCTACACCTGCAGAAATGTTAGGAGATAATTTACCTAAGAATAACTTAGATTTTTTTACTGATGCTGCATTCTTTGGTGCTGCAATTAGAGATGCAGAAAAAGGAATTACAAGTAGAACTAATACAAAAGCTACTCACGGATACAATATACACGAAGAAGAATCAACTAGAGGGTTTATAATAAGATTTGAAGATTACTAGGAGATAAATGGTTTATGGAAATCAAAATTCTGCACCAGATGCAGAAGTGGTATTTAGAGCTTGGGCTATAGCAAGAACACCAATAAATAATATATGTAGCACTAGAGTGGCAACTAGATTGCCTAGAAATGCTCAACTACCATTTATGACTTATTTTAGAGCTGGTGGTGTACCTCTTGATCAATTTTCTGAAGTATTAATTGAAGAAGCAATTATTCCCATTAGCTGTTATGCAGGTAGATGGGGTGGTAATGGTACAGACCCTCAACCCGATTATGCACAAGCTTATTCTTTAGCAGCAGCAGTTCAACAAGCAGCTTTTAATGAATCTAACAACGCAATTACTTTAAGTAATGGTGATAAAGCATTCATTTATGGTTTTGAAATTGTAGATGGAATTTCACGAATAGAGGAAACAGAAACTGGCTTGGGGTTGTATACTATTACTATAGGAATGACATATAGGTATGATACATAATGAAAAAAGTACAAGTTAATCCATTAATGACTTTCACACAAGTGTGGTGGGATGTTAATGGTGAAGAAACTCTATTTACAAAAAATTCTTGGGTAGAAGTCTCAGAGTCTACTTGGAAAGATATGAGCAAGCATATGAAGCCAATGAGCGACACTATGCAGGGACAAGTCTTCATCGCTGAAGATGAGTCTATTGCCACTAACCAAGTAATCGAGCGCGTTGACCTTACCGACAAGGTTGAAGTTGACGAAGTCGTGGAAGAAGACCCTTCATCTGATTGGTTTCAAGCAGAAGAAGAGTAATAGGTAATTGACGTAAGTCAATTGTCGCGACAATTGAAGTATAAGATATATAGTAGGAGAGAGTAATTATGCCAGCTACACAAGGTTCAATATCTGAGGTATTGATCGGTACTGGGGTCCTTTATTTAAAGGATCGAACAACAGCTTCATTAGCTTTCCCAACAGATGCAGGCGGAGCGTTTGATACGCCAACCGCTATGACACCTGCTTGGGAAGAAGTAGGCTATTCTGAAGATGGTTGGACTCTTGAAATGGATAAAACTTTTGAAGACATTATGGTGGCTGAAGAAGTAGATCCAATTAAGACAATTAAAACCGCTCAAGAAGTGAGATTAACAGGTGAGCTTTCACAAGCTTCACACGCTAAGTTAATTATTGCTCTTGGTGGTGGAGCATCAACATCCGGTAAAATCGGACACGGTGCTAACGGTGCTGCCGGTGCAACTGCATCAGGTTATAACACCTTAGTACCCCCAACATCATCCTCATTTAATGAGTATGCAATGTTGTTAGTTGCTGATGGTCCAAAAGGCTCAAACGGAGTTGCCACTAGACACGTAAGAATCCCACGCGCAGTAAGCGTTGGTTCTTTCTCTATGGCACACGCTAAAGCCCCAACAAAAGTTGTTTTGAGCACAGAGTTCAAGATACTAGTACCTGACACAACATTAAATGTTGGTTCAGATAGTAATGGTTACAACTACTTGTTCGACATCGTTGATAATACAAACGCTGCCGGTGCAGGTGGATCAAGTAATCCGTAATATTAGATAGGAGATAAGACGTGAGTGAGAAGACAAGATTTAAGGATTTTGACGCTGCGGTAGAAGAGTCTGACAAAGAATCTATCGAAGTCAAAATAGCGGGAAGGGACTATCAGTTCCCCCCAGAATTGCCTGCAAGGGTAGTATTGAGTCAGTTAAGATTTATGGACGACACTGGTCAACTAGCCGCAGCTCAAATTCCTGAATGGCTTGCCACATTGATAGGACAAAGTAATTTAGATCAAATGCTCGAAGATGGAGCATCTTGGACTAAGCTTCAAGAATTATTACAGTTTCTTTTAACAGAATATGGAGTAACACCTGAAGTAGATGCAGGTCCTATAGATGAAGGAGACGAAGACAGCCCAAACTAAGTTACACTCCATCCGATCTTTTATTAAGGTGGAGTGCGATAGAAGCTGATTTTTTAAGATACTACAATATAGACGAAGCTTTACACGTAGGCTGGAAACGATTTCTTCGTTTATTATCAAATTTACCATTTGAAGGTTCTGCATTCTTTTTACCTCTTTTAATTAGTGCAAGAGAAGGTAATGATTATATAAGTGAATCAGAAAAAGAAGAGAACCCCGGTTCTTGGTACAAACAACAACGCGACAAAATTAGAGGTCGTTCTAACAAACAACGTAAAACATTGAGTATGGAAGAATTTATGCAAGAAACAAGAGATAATTAATGCCGGGTAAATCAGCTGATATAGCATTAGATGTTGCTTTAGTAGCATCTTTAGTTGGTACAGAGCAAATAGCTAATGAGGCTAATGAACAAGCTAAACAATTAGCACCTGTATTTAATAATTTAAATGCACTTGCTAATGGAGCTTTCGTATCTATTGGTGCCGCTGCTGTTGGTATGGGTGCTGCCGCTGCTGCAGGTATTGCAAGCTTAATACAATTTGAAGATGCCTTTGCGGGTGTTAGAAAAACTGTTGATGCTGACGAAGCTGTTCTTTTAAGATTAGCAGACACTATACGTGATTTAGCTACAGAGTTACCAATTGCTGCTACAGAGCTAGCAAGAATAGGTGAGCTTGGTGGTCAATTAGGTATAGGTGCTGAGAGTCTAGAAGAATTTATTGAAGTTGTAACAAAACTTTCTGTTGCAACTGTTTTGAGCACAGAAAACGCAGCTCTTGCTCTAGCTAGGTTAGGTGCTATTGCAAACATACCTGAACAATCTATGGGTAATTTTTTTGAAAGAACAGGTGCTGCAATAGTTGAGTTAGGTAACAACTTTGCTGCAACTGAAGATGAAATTATTACAACAGTATTACGTATTGCAACTGCAGCTGAACAATCGGGTGCTTCTACTCAAGACGCTTTAGCTTTTGCTACTGCTCTTCAAGCTATAGGTGTTCCATCACAAGCTGGTGGTACTGCTGTAGCTCGTCTTTTTCAAGAAATTCAAAGAGCTATACAAAATGGAGGAGAACAGTTATCTTTATTTGCAGCTATTGCAGATACGACATCTGAAGAATTTGTTCAAGCTTTTAGTGAAGATGCTTCTATGGCAGTCGTTGATTTTATAGAAGGACTAAGTAGCGCTGAAGAAAGAGTAGACGGATTACAAGATACTTTACAAAAACTTAATCTATCACAAAGAAGAACTCAATTAGCTATCGGTGGTTTAGCAACAGCAGAAGGATTATTAAGAGATGCTATGATCACCTCTAGAACAGCTTATGAATCTAACATAGCTTTAAATGTTGAAGCAGCTAAAAAATTCGCTACTACTAAACAGCAAATGGTTTTGCTAAAAAATCAAATAAAAGAATTTACAATGGAATTTGCAGAAGGTTTGCTACCTATCTTTAGAAATTTTATTTTTACTCTTCAATCTTTCAGCCTTGCAGCTGAACAATCTGGACTGACTTTCTTAAAAGTACTTAAAGTACTTGGTGGTGCTTTTGCCTTAGCAAGCATAACTAAGATGATTGTTTTGATTGCAAAACTTAACGCACATCTTCAAATGACAGCAGTAGCTGCAGGTGCAGCAGCTGCCGGTACTGCAGCAGCTACAGGAAATATTGCAATGGCAGCTATAGCCATAACAACAATTACTGCAGGAATAGTTGCTATAAAATCAGCATTAGATGTTGCATCTGATATTGGAGGAGCAGCACTGTTTACTAATGTACTTGGACAAGCAGAAGATTTTGCTATGGGTGCTACTGAGCAACTAAATATGTTAAAAAACAATGTTGTTGAAACAAAAAAAGAATTTATGGAATTAAGCGGTTTAGATGATCAATTTACTAATTATCAAGATTTTATAGATTCTGTTGATGAAGTTGATACGGAAAATTTGAAAGCATTAGGATTTACTGATAGTGAGATAACTAAAATAATTAACGCTAATGATCAAATTGTTTCATTAGACAAGAACATTAAAAACTTAGAAAATAACTTACAAGGTGTATTTGAGGTAGAATTTGAAAAATTGACAGGTGCTGGTGGTGAAGTAGGGAAATTCTTTACATCCATAAATTCGCTATCTCCAGATTTAAAAGCAGATTTAGGTGTTGATAATTTTATGGAAAGAATATTGTTAGGAGGAGAAGAACCTGAAGTTCTTGCTGTTTCAATGCTTGATAAAGTACAAAAAGCAATAGAAGACACAATGAAAGATGGTAGATTAGATTTGAAATCTGTTGGTCCATTTGGATTTTTTGAAACTGAAGATGAGAAACAATCAGCTTTAGCCAATCAAGCGTTTCTTCAAAATATGGAAAAAAATTTGGAAGATATAATAAATAAAGAAGGATTGCTTGGTAAAGGTATTATTGATTTTCACGAAAATAAATTAGAACTTTTAGCTGAAGAAACATTAATAAGAGAAGGTAATGCCTCTTTTAGTGACATAGAGTTGAAACAAAGAAAAGAAAAAATATCAGACGAAAGAAAAATGGGTGCTTTTAGAGATAGAGAAAGAGGAATTTCAGAAAGTATCATAGCTAATACAGAATACTCTGCAACTGTCAAAGAACATATTGCAGCAATAGAACAAGAAATATTGGATGCACAGAATGAAGAACTAAGGCAACAATTTTCAATATTAACTCAACAAGAAACAATTGCTAAAAATGTTATAAATATAGCAAAAGAATCTTCTAGAGGAATTGCAAGTCTTTTTAATGACATTCCAGATCAAATACAAATGTCTGCTAGTGAGATAACTCGAAACTTACAAGATCAAGCTGTCTTAGGAGCAGAGTTTGTAAACACAATAACTCTTTTACAAGCTCAAGGATTTACTGCTTTAGCTGCAATGCTGGCAGAAGAGGGACCAGCTGCTTTAGCTGCAGCACAAGATTTCTTAAAGTCTCCAGAGTTAGCAGCAGAAGCTGAATCTAATGCAAGAGGTCTTATAGAACCTACATTACGTGCTATTGCTGAAATACCTGATGAAATAGAATTATCTAGTACAGAGCTACAAGAAAAATTTGAAGAATATGGTGGAGATGTAGTTGATGGTATGTCTAAAGGTATTAGGGAAAGTGGCGATCAAATTAAACAAGCTATTATTGATGCAGTTGAAAATGGTGAAGAAGGTCTTATATTAGAATTTGGAATCAAGTCTCCTGCTAAAAGATTTGTTCCTTATGGTGAAGCTTTTATAGATGCTCTTACACTTGGAGTCCAAAACAATGGAGGACTTCTTTCAATAGCTCTTATGGATGCTGCACACGATGCAGCAACTGATTTAAGTACTTTTTCAGAAGACGAACAAAGCGAGTTAATGAGTTGGGCTACAAACTACATAGGTAATTTGGAAGACACTATTGCTACAGCAACTACAAGATTATTTTCTGGAGATGCTTACAAAGCAGGATTAAAGAAATTTAAAGATGATATGGTTAATACTTTTGATCTAATATTAGGTTTTGACGATACCTTATCAAAAGCTGCATCAAGCCAGCAAAAAATAGCAGAAGCACAAGAAGCTTATAACGATACTGTCAATGAAGGTATAAAAAGAACTAAAAAACTTAATGATGAAAATGCTAAATTAGTTGAGGCTTTAACTAAATTTGGAGAAAAAGGTGTAGTAACAGCTTTTGAAGATTTGCAAATAAATAAAGCAAAACTTCGTTTATTAAGAATGCAATCTGATCTTAATAAATCAGATAGAGCCTCTGAAAGACTTGCAATTAAAGATGCTAAAAGAGAAATAGATTTCTTAGAGCAAGCTGTTAAGAGAGGTGTAGCAACTGAAGATGAACTTCAAGCTGCAAAAGAACGTCTTGCTGAAATGCAAGGGACTACAGTAGGTATAACTGGTTTTCAAGATAGAGACAGTTTTGAAGAAATACTTAGCTTACAAAAAGATATAGCAAAAGCAGAACAACAGTTCCAAAAAGATTTAGTCAAGACAATGGGTGCAGATGCATTAGCCGAAGCAGATGAAATTGTAAGCTTGAGAGAAAGAATAGCAGAGTTAGAGAAAGATACTGAAGGTCAATCATCTGCTGAAGAGCAAGCAAAACGCGGAATAAATAATGCTATGAATGATCAAGTCAGAACACAAATTGAGTTAATGCAAATAGCAGATAAAATTATAGCTCTTGGTCCAGAAGGTGTGGAACAGTTTAGAAACATTGCTACTGCTGCAGGTATGCCTCAAGAACAAATAGATAATTTAATAGAACAAGCTGACACAATGGGTACCAAGTATTCTGAAAAATTTGGCGCTATTTCTGAAGGAATATTCAAAATAAAATTTGAAGCAGAACAAGGAGCAATATTAGATATAGACACTTCTGTAGCTGAAGGAAAAATAAAAAATATAAAGAAAAACGTAAACGAAATTTATGCAAGTTTTGGTATGGCTATACCTTTCCCTGATATTATAGAAAACATACAAAGTCAAATTCCTGAAATATTAAATCCTAAAGATCCTGATGCAAAACATAAGTTCTTACATAAAGGTGGTTTTGCAAAGATAGGTACAAAAGCTATGGTTGGAGAGTTTGGTCCAGAAATATTAAGTGTTGGACCTCAAGGTACAAGAGTAACTCCTACCGGAATCAATGGAGTTGGAGGAGGAATATCTGTAGATAACATTATTGTAAATGTTACAGGCGTTCCTTCAGATCCACAGTCTGCAAGAAAAGCAGCGATGTCCATAAGAAAAGCTTTAGTTAACTTAGAAAAGGAAGGTAGTAGCTCCTCTATACTAGGAAGATAACAGATGATTGATAATAAAGAAAAAAGTTATTTAAAATCTTGTGAGTCTGATTGGGATTGTGGAAATTATTTTTATGGACCTAAATATAGATACTGCAGGAAATGTAGAGAAAAGGATATGTGTTAAATGGCTAATACAATAACAGTAGGTAGATTAACATTTACATCACCAGCAACTTTAAATTTTAGTGGTGGTTCCGATAGCGTCAATAAAAGTTTGTCTCTTCAAGGAAAGCTTGCTGTAGATGATTTAGATGATGCAAAATCTTTAAGAGATGAACTTATATCTATGTCTAAAATGAAAGTTCCAATTGCTTTTACCTATACAGGTGATACAACTTTAAAAGGTTATTGTAATTTAATTAGTGCTGCTATTGACATATCTAGATACAGTATTGGTGGTATAAGTTATAGTTTGGAACTTGAGTGGTTAGGTAAACCGGGAGAAATTAATTTAGAAAGTCATTTTTCTGGTGCGTTAATAGAAAATAGTCACTCTATAACAAGTACTACAAATCAAATGCACTCTCCTCCAAGGCAACATTATACTTACTATCACACTGGTACATTAACAAACACATCTAGAGAACACTTTCAAAATCAATCAACAATTATAAAAACTGGTGGTAATTTAAGAGATACAAATGCTACTTATAATGTTGATCCAGAAAACTATTATGAAGGTGCTGTTGAAATCAAAATAAAAGATTACCACGATCAACTAAGACTTAGAGCCGGTAGAGACTCCGACAATAAACCTACTGATGCTGTTATAGAAAATGGTCTAATTAAATTAACAGTTCTTGGTGATAATACATCTCAATGTAGATTTACTACACATCTATATGACCCCGACTCTGATGACTATACATCGGCACAAACGTGGTCTATCTCTGCTACTAATTCAGCTACTGAATGGCAGAGCTGGCAATCTATCCAAATATTAAAAAACGAGCCTCAAATAGCTACTATAAGGCTTACAACACACTACGATGCTACTAACAAAGATGGAAGATTAGTTTTTGATGTGACTATGAAAAGAGGAGCTAGGCATTTAGAGTTTGTTGCTTCGCAATGGCAAGCACAACAGTTAAACGTAAAAGCTGTTACTTCTTTAGCAGGTACTAATGCTACCGGTTATATTAAAGCTACTTCAGTAGATGGACAAGGTAATAAATATATTATTGGTACGCCTTCAACTTATACAGCTAATACGTCAAATTTAGGAATAGCTGTATCAGGCTCAACAGCAGTCAAAGGTTTCATTGGGGGTGAAATAGGTTCTGCGTCTGGTGCTAATACATCAGATAGTATAAGAGATCAATATATAGATTCTATATTTGAAACAGTTAGGGTAGTTAAGTCGTGAGTATTCAAGAAAAGGTTATGGCACCGGGTACGTTTACAGTATCTCTTAGTGCAACATCAACACCAAACTCTGTAATTAATTCTATTGATCCTTGGGGTCAAATACTTATACACAGTACTCGTGTTGATGAAAATACAGTTTCAAATCAAGATATGATTAAAACTGCTCGTTATGTAGGCGTAGTACAAAACTTAGAATACGATTTAGATTCATTTCAAGTTAGTGGAAAAGGAACAATGGTTTATCTTGGAGATACGGATTCAAGAGGACTTGTTGTTGCAGAAACTTCTACTAGTGGTGCTGTTCGTAGCTATACAAATAATTCTTTAAGTGATGTTTTAGATAGGACTACGAGTACACCTTATGGACTTTTAAGAACTGGCGATACAGCAGGACAACAAGCTGTAAGAACTAAATCAGGAAGTATTACTAATCCTACAACAGGAACAACAACCTACACAGGAGATCATTATTTAGAATCTACTTTTAAAGCTGTTAAATATGTTGTAGAACACTTTGATTGTGAATTTTATGTAGACAATGAAGGATACATATATGCTGGTAGACCCGAAGATTTATTCAATGGTCATAATTCAAATCCTACTTCTATCATTATTAGGCAAGGACAAGGTGAAGACCCTAACATAGAAGGATTTATTCCAGCAGGTATAACTACTGGTTTTAACGCAGAAGAATACATAACTAAAGTAGAACTTATACCAACTGGTGCAAGCAAAGATGTTTCTATGGCAGAAGCAACTGTATCAACTAATGAATATAAAGATCTATTTGATGCAAATTTAAAAAGAATACAAGTTGTAAAAGATTCAAGTGCAACCGAGTCAAACTATCAAGCTAGAGCTAATAAAGCTTTAAGTGAATATAACAGACTTAAAAAAACTGTTAACGTTTCTTTGCAAGGTTATGATATATCTGGTTCTTTTCAAGTAGGAGATAAAGTATTTATATACGATCCAGAAGTAGGTTTTGAAGACACTTCATCAAAAGCTAGTTCCGAGAGTAGAAGTATACATCAAGTTACATATCAAGGTTCTACTATAAATCCAGAAAAAATTAGAGTAGTAGGTATGTCTTACCCAGTACAAGATGGTATGGGTGTTTATTATAGAAATAGTTTAACTGGTGTAATCACAGATTTAACAGATTACATTGAATTTGAAAGTGGTGACATAAGTCTAGAAATAGGTGACGTAGGTCAAACTTTATCTACAGACTTTTCTACAGCTTCTGCTGTAATTAACTTAGGAACAAATGACGAATTTACCATACCTGACCAACCAACCAAACCATCCAATGGTGCAGTTGGCTTTGATAATTCTGTAGGTACATATAGAGATGGTGCTGGTGCCGTAAAAGGATTTATAAAATTAGACTGGACAAAACCTCAAAACAAAAATGGTACAACCATACTTGACGGAAGTCATTTCTTAGTACAATGGCGAATGGTTTCCGACAGAGATGGAAATAGTATTTTAGATAGTAATGATGTAGCTTTAGATACATCTGACTATCAATCTGCTTCTGTAGATTTTGAACAATCAAGATATATTATAGAAAACTTAAATATAGGGTTTACTTACACAGTAAGACTATTTGCTTTTGATTTAAAAAATCATAGTTCTGATGTTGTACAAGTTGCAGCTATACAAATACCAAGATCAAGTATTGCTCCTAATAAACCTGCTAAACCAGAAAATACATTCGGTAGTTTAGCTAATGGATTATTAAGAGCTCAAATAGTACATAAGCTTGCTCAAGTAAAAGATAACGATGGGAATGTTATAAGTTCTCCTATTAACTTTACTTTAGATAGAGATATTTCACATTTAAATGTTTATGGTGCTAAAGCAACATTTAACTTATCTTATGACAGTACAAATAAAAAAGTTTCTGATTCAGATAGAGATACTTACTATTTAGGTATGTTACCTGCTAGTAACGGTAACGTTGATTTAAACATTCCTGTTGTTGGAACTATAAATCTAGACTCTTTAAATCTTACAAGTAACGATACAGTTTATTATAGAGTTTCAGCAGTAAATATATCTGGTAGGGAATCAGAACCTTCAGATGTTTTTGATAGCGGTGGTGCTAATTCTTTAATTGATTCATCACATATTGGAACAGCAGTCATTACGACTGCACATATTGGAACAGCTCAAGTAACAAATGCAAATATTGATACTTTAGAAGCAGGTAAAATTACTTCTGGTTCTATATCTGGTAAAACAATTACATTAGCTACAGACTCAGGAACGCAATCAACACTAGAATCTAGTAACTTTTCTAGTGGTTCAGCTGGCTTTCAAATTAAATCTAATGGTGATGTTGAATTTAACGGAGGTAACTTTAGAGGAGACGTAACTGGTGCTTCTGGAACATTTACTGGAAGTATTACTGGTGCTTCTGGAACATTTGGAGGAAACTTATCTGGTGGTACAATAGATATTGGTGGTAGTGACTCTAGTAGCTTTCACGTTGATAGTGATGGAGATATGTGGTTAGGTGCTGCTAATTATGCAACTGCACCTTTCAAAGTTTCTTCTAATGGAGATGCTGTTGCTGGTAACTTAACAGTTAGTACTATAGGAATAACTGGAGGATCAATACATATATAATGGCAAATTTTCACGTAGACTCATCAGGTAATTTATGGCTAGGAAACACTAGCACTACATTTAGTACTTCTGCACCTTTTTATGTAACAAGTGCAGGTGCTGTAAAAGCAAGCAGTGGGGAAATTGGTGGCATATCTATTGGTAGCTCATCTATACAATCTACTAACTATAGTGCAACATCTGGCTCAGAAGCAGGTTTTAAAATAGAATCAGATGGTGACGCTTTTTTTAACTCTGTAGATATAAGAGTTGATGGATCATCTGGAGATTCTCCTTCAGGAAAAGAATCTGTAAATATAGGAAGCAGCCTTTTATTTTATAACAATACTGCAAATGATTTGGTTATATCTGCACCACAAGTTGCTATACAAGATAGTTCTGGAACACCGGGAGCAACAAGTCCTTCTTTGATTTTTACTGATGGAACGTATTCACAACCGGGTTTCTATGCTCAAGAAGACAATGCAAATTCATTAGCTGAATTTTATCTTTCAAATGGTACACACGATATATTTCACACAAGGTCTGGATCAAACACTCTTTACTTAGATGCTACTTACTTATCTGTATACGATGGTATTGGAATTAATGGTCAAGTATTAACAAGAACCTCTAATGGTTTAGAATGGACAACAACTTCTGGTTCACACGCAGACGGTGACCATACAAGTTTTCTTACACAATCTGCCGCTGACACTAGATATGTTAATGAAAGTGACCATACACATAGTAACTTAATAGGGGATACAGCTTTTAATAATCACGCTAACAGTTCTACTGCTCACGGTACTTTTGATAACTATAGTTATTGGAGATTAAGAGAAGATGGAAATAATGTAGGTACAGTAAGTAGTACTCAAAGTGTAAACTTTATTAGTGGGTCTGGTATAACTGTTTCTAATAGTGGAAGTGGTGGAGACTACAACGTAACAATATCTTCTAGTGGTACTGCACATACTCATACCTCTGTATTAAGTATAAGTGCTCTTGACTTAAATCTTTATAGAAATATAGTGCCTCAATCTAATAACTCTAAAAAAATGGGTACATCATCTAGTAATAGAATGTTAGATGTATTTTCAAGAGACTTTCACGGTGGTACATTTTATGGTACCTTAGTAAACTCATCATCTGAAAATGTAAAATCAAACATAGAAGATACTGGTTTAGGTTTAGATTTCATTGAAGCATTGCCAATAAAACAATTTAATTATTTAACTGCTGACCATTCTGAAAAAAAATATACAGGTGTAATTGCTGAAGATGTTGAAGAGATATTACAAGCAAATGAATGGGATGATTACTACTTGGTAGTCGATGATTCAGAAAAGTATTCATATAACACTAGATGTAGTCATCCTGTAAAGTGTGATAATAACGATTCATTTTATTGTGAAGATGAATGCTGTAGTTCGCATTTTAAATTTACAGAAGAAGATGATTCAATAAGTAATTGGTTACATCATACAGTAGAAGAATGTGAAGCATATGAAATAGATGGTAATAGACATCCCCATTTTAATTACTATCAATTAATAGGACCATTAGTAAAAGCAGTACAAGAGTTAAGCACTCAAGTTTCGGACTTAACTGCTAGAATAGAAACATTGGAGGGATAATGTCTGAAGAGATAAATTATAAAATATTAACTGTTGAAGCAAAAATATCAATATTATATCAAGCTTTAACTGAACTAGAAACAGAAATATATTCAACAAGCTTAGATGAGCCTATAGTAGAAGATCCAAATCATCCTGAGTGGGAATATAATTTTAAAACTTTAATTTTACAAATGGAAAAATATAGAAAGGAATTTGAAGAATTAGGCGGCAACTATGATTTCAACAGAATGAAAAAGAGTAACTAATGCCACAAACTACACATACGCATTCAGCACAAATAGCTACTGATGCAAACTTCGAACATTCGTTCGAAGGTTATCAATTATCTGACTTCACAACAAAAATATCTTCCGCTAGTGAAAATTTATATTTAGATGGTAAAACTATTATTTCTGATAAAAGTCTTGCTATTGGTACGCAAAACACAAATGATTCTTTATTTTTCGGTACAGTAAACTCTGAACACATTGAATTAGACCACAATGGTGTTTTAAATCTATTAACAGCCAAAATGTCATTAGGATCTGGTAAAACTACTGGTTCTTCTGGTCAAGTACTATCTACTGATGGTAATGGTAATTTATACTGGCAAACAGTAGATTATACACAATTTGCAGTAGGTAGTTTTGCAGTAACTGGTCAAAACACTGTTTCTGCTACAAGCACTTCTCAACAAGTTACTTTTGCAGAAGGCTCTGGAATACAAATAACAACAGATGCTTCTTCAAAAACAATTACAATAGCTAATACTGGATCTGCAGCTAATGCATTTAAAAACTTTGCTGTTACTGCTTCTGGAGGTTCTGCTTCCGGTGCTCAAGTAATAGCTGATACAGATGGAGACACTTTAACTCTTGTAGCTGGTAGTGGTGTGACATTAGCAACCTCTCCTACTAATGATCAAATTACAATATCATCTTCAATTGCAGGTGAAGCTAATCAGAATGCTATAACCAATATTACAGCACCTGATCAAACAGCAGTTACTGCTGCTTCTGCAACAGATACTATAACTCTTGATGGTGGTGCTGGTAGAAACAGAATAACTGTGACTACAGACCCAAGTAATAAAACAGTTGATTTAAAAGCTAATATATCTGAAAACCTTTCTCATAGTGGAAAAGTTCCTGTTGTTCAAGAAGATGGTACATCAACAGGGGGTAGGTTGTATAATCATTTTATAAACACAACTATAGGCAGTACTACATTTGGTGCTAGTACTAGAGTTGTTCACGTGACTAATGAAAGCGGTACTACTGAAAATGTCACTATGCAGGCAAAAACAGACGGTACATCTTTACTTTTACCCGTTACAAATGAGAGCGGAACTACAAATAATATAGAAATAGATATGGCAGAATAATGGCAGCTAAAACACCAATCAGAGCGGTTAAAGATGGTAGCGGTAATATTACAGGATTTTCCGAATACCAGTCAGGTGAATTTTTATCAGTCGCACAAGGTGGTACTGGTGCAATAACTGTAACTGCAGCAAGAACTGCTTTAGGTATAGACATTGGTAGTGATATACAAGCTTATGATGCAGACTTAGCAGCAATCGCTGCACTTTCTCACGAAGATAGCAAGTTTATTGTTTCTGATGGAACTACTTGGATTACAGAGTCTGGTGCAACAGCCAGAGCTTCACTAGGTCTTACTATTGGAACAAATGTTCAAGCGTTCGATGCACAACTTGCAGATGTTGCTGGATTAACTCCAAGTAATGGAAATGTAATAATCGGTGATGGAACAAACTTTGTAACTGAAACAGGAAGCACTTTAAGATCAAGTTTAGGACTTGCAATAGGAACGGATGTTCAAGCATATGATGCTGACTTGGTTGCTATTGCAGGTCTTACGCCTACAACAAATCATATTATCGTTGGAAATGGAAGTGCTTGGACAAGCACAATATCTCCAACATTTACAAACCTAACTGTTACTGGTAACTTAGACGTACAGACAGAAATACTTAATACACAAAGCACAATAGTTGTTATTGATGATGCTTTTGTAAAATTAAATACCGGTAATTCAGAAGTAGACGCTGGAATAATTGTTGATACTTCAGATACTGATGATGCAAGACTTTTTTATGATGTATCAGCTAACAGATGGGTGTTAGGAGAGAATCAATCTTATGATGAAATTCTTACGCAAAGCTCTACCGATACGATTACTAATAAAACAATTAGCGGTAGTTCGAATACTATTACAAATATTGGCAATACTTCTCTTTCCAATAGCTCTTTTAGTGTTACTGATGGTAGTAATTCAACTGCTATCGCACTTGGAGGTACAATCACTTTCGCTGGAGGTAGTGGAGTTGATATATCAGAAAGTTCTGGAACACTTACTTTCACTACTGACTTATCTGAAATCACTACTGACTTAAATGAAAGAGTAGATGATCAAGTAGCTTCTTTATTGACAGATGCCACAACATCAGGAATAGATATAGCTTATGACGATAATGGTAATGAATTAACACTTAGTGTTGATCTATCAGAAATAACAGAAGCGTTTACTGATAAAGTTGGAGGAATGGTTACTGGTGGTACAGAATCATTTATAGATGTTGCATATGACGACACAAATGACAGACTTAACTTCACAGTAGCAACTAAAAACGAAGATGATATGACATCTGATAGCGCTACTCATCTTCCAACACAACAATCTGTAAAAGCATACGTAGATACAGAAACAGCAAACGTTGCTTCTGACACAATGACGTTTACAAATAAAACATTCGATGTCGAAGGAACTGGCAACAGTATCTCTAACATTGATGTAGCAAATTTAAAATCTGGTGTATTAGACATTGACATATCTTCTGTTAGTGGTAGTGACGATACATTAGCTTCTGCAAAAGCAATTAAAACTTATGTTGACGCACAAATAGATACAAAAGATGCTTTATCAGAATTATCTGGTGATTCAGATGATGTTACAGAAGGTTCAACAAATTTATATTTTACAAATGCTAGAGCAAGAGGTGCTGTATCAGTAACTGATAGTGGTGGTGACGGTTCTTTAGCTTATAATTCAAGTACCGGTGTTTTTACTTATACAGGTCCTTCACAAGCTGAAGTCTTAGCTCATATCTCTGCTGGAACAGGAATTACAATATCTGGTGCTGGAGCAATAGCAACAACTATAACTCAATACGCAGATTCAGATGTTCAGTCTTACTTATCTGGAGGAACTGGTGTTACTTTATCTGGTGCT